GTGTAAAGCTTGGCTCGCCTGACCCTGCCGCTGCTGGCCGGGCATCAGCAGCCAAGCGCGTGGCGCGTACCAATGTCGCCGCAAAGCAGGCTATGCCTATCGTCTCGGTGCTGCGTGAGGCTGGTGCCTCACTACGCACCATCGCCGCCAAGCTCAATGAAGCTGGCATCCCCACCGCACTTGGTGGTAACTGGCACGCATCCAGCGTGCGCAACATAATGGGAGCAAACTAATGGTTAAGGATACAATCGGGATGCTGTTTGTGACAGCATTTGTAATCACGTTTTTTACTAACGCCATCACAGATTGGAACTTCTGGTATCTGATGGCTCGTTTTGGAGGACAATAAAATGAGTAGAAAATTTGATCTAGCATTGGAAATTGAGCGTTGGCGTGATGTTCATATGATGGAAGCTATGGGGCTTTTTGCAGAGGAATACGTTGATTGTATGTCGCCAACAAAAGCAGAAATAAAGTTCTTGGAAGATTATTTTGAGGGCAGAGATGATCAAGATTACAGAATAGTGCTGGTTATCGCAGAGGAAATGCGGGAAAGGGGATTAATATAATGGTCGGAAAATTAACTAGCGATTTTGAATTGAGTGCAAGCCGCATCCCGGTCTTGCTTAACGCATCACCATACCAGACCCGCAACGAACTGCTGGCTGAGATGATCAAGCTGGATGAGGGCGGCGAAAAGGAATGGTTTGATCAAAACCAAGCGATGTATTGGGGAGATACATTGGAGCCTGTCATATTGACAGAGGCCGCCAAGCGTCTCGGCCTTACCAATGTTGAGATCGACATTGATAAGCCATACCATCACGACCACTTGCCATTTGCGGCCAGCCTAGACGGCACAGGCGTGGGCAACAAGACGGTCAAGGCTGATTGGGCTAATGGCATTTATGTGCCGCAGGGCGGGATTGTTGAGATGGCAGGCCAAGTCGTCCTTGAGGCCAAGCTGACTAGCGCAAGGCCAGAGGATATCCCGGCACCGCACAGAGGCCCGCTGCAATTGCAGGCGCAGATGATGTGTACCGGCCTGTCGTCTGGATGTGTCGCAGTATTATACCAAGGCACAGAACTTCGGCTGTTTGTTTACCGCGCTGATGAAGCCGTGCAGAACCGCATCCGCGAGGCCATTGTTGATTTTGAAAACCGCAGAAAAAATATTGACTGGTATCCTGTCACGTCCCCGGCTGACGGCGCTGTTGCCTACAGTCGCACAGACGATGACGCACCGCCATTGGAGCTTGAAGGTGACGATGCACTGTGGGTTGATCACCTGATGACGGCCAAGGCTAACAAGTCAATGGCCGAGCGCGAGATCGACATAGCCACTGCTGCCCTGATGGATCTGATGGGCAGCCACGACACGGCCTTCGCGTCAGTGGGCAATCGCCGGGTGCAGGTCAAGTGGCCGACCCGCAAGATGCGGGCGCAGCCTGAGAAGGTGACCCCGGCCAAGCCTGAGACTGTCATGCGTCAAAAAACATTAACGCTAAAGGAGATTGACTGATGGCTGGACAACGCCGAGAAAGCTCGTGGAAGCCGATTGTTAACGCAGTGGCTGCTTACCACCATTACAATGGTTACGGCCCGACAGTGAACGAAATAGCCTATGCTGTGGGTCGATCCAGAACTGCCGTCAGGTTTCAGCTAGACAAGTTGATCGAGGATGGCATCCTAACACACACTCCCGGCAAGATCAGGACGATCAGGGTGGTTGAATAGGTAAGGGGGCGAAAGCCCCCTTATTTTTTGCCGAAAAATTTAGAAGCAGACCGCATGCCAAAGCTGGCGGCAACAATAGTGCCAAGGGTGTACTGATAATATTGCGGCATAGCCTCAAGAGCCTCAAAGCCATCGGCCACAACAGCCCTTCCCCAATCACCGCAGAACGCAAGAATTAGCGGGATGCTAAACAAAATTGTAAGCCATTCGTCTTTCCAGCTTGTGGCTGTGGCGTCAGCCATTTTCAAATCCCAGTCGATCTCACCAGTCGCCTGTTTTTCTGCAATCGTTGCGGCTGCCTTGGCTTGCGCAACCTTGGTTGCTGCCGCGGCTTTGCTTGTTTCAACTTTGCCTTCAAGCCACGTTGATGCAAGGTTGCTCAACGGCCCTATTAATAAATTAAGCATCTGATAAAGCCCTCATTCGTTTGACCAGTCTCTCCGAGCGGTTCGGGAGTTGCCTTGCCCACTTGCTGTCGAGCATTTCTAATGCAGCCCCAGCCCAGTCTCTGTCATTGACGCACTGGCGCATAGCTTTAAAAAGCCTCATTCTGGGCAAGCCCATATTGAAAACCATATTGGCGATGATGCGCTGCGCCTCTTCTGGTAGCTCGCTGAAATCCTCATAGAGCCGGTGACAATCCTCGCGCACGATTGCAATGTCCAGATCGAATAGCTGCTTCATGCGGCGTTCTGTAATTGTGTAGCCCAGTGGCTTGCCGTGTTCTGCGTCACCCTCGATGATGCGATGCCCCACGCCCACAGTCAAATGACCGGCTGTGCATTTATACACGTCCAGCCTCATACCCTCATCAGCGATTAGCTCTTCGCGTAGCTTTTCGATATCCATCACAGCCTCATTTCTTTAGCCAGCGCGACAGCTTTGAGCCAGCTTTCCTCTTCAGCTTCGCGAGTAAACGCACAGCCTTGGAGTCTTTTGCTATACTGCTTGATTTGAGAGACGTGGAAAAATAAGCAGCTTCTATGTTCCTTGCCACACAGCACCAATATGTCATAATCAGACCAATCCTTTGTGTTACGCGGTAGATTTTTAGCCGAAGATCCACACCCAAGCTGAAAATGATAAGCCGGAGTTCGCTTGCCTTTAGCAAGTAGAAACGAACTAGTCTTAACTTGAATCCTAAGCACCGTGTTATCAGTGTTTGAAATAGCAATCCCATCAATCTTATCCTGTGCCGCAAGGGCATAAGCCCAGCCCATCGACAATATAGCCCCGGCAGCATAATGCTCCCCGATCAGGCCAGTGCGTGTCTCACTCATCTAAGCCCAATTGCTCCGGCTGTTGTCACCATAATTGCTATGAACAAACCTACCACAACAACCACCAGCGCGAAAATAGCCAAACCGATCTTCATGTTTTCAACCATTTCATCATGCGCTATGGCGGCTTCCCTCTGAGCCTTTAGCCGGGCTTCTTTCTGCTCGCGCAGTGCCTTGTTGTGATGGTTGATGATCTCTTGCCACGTTGACGGCTGGTCGGCTGGCTTCGGCCAGCGCATGTTAATCATCGTGGCGATTTGCTGCATTTCCTCGTTGAGCCTTTTGGCCTCAAGCACTGCGTCAATGCTTCCCCTAAAGCTAACATCACCAACACCGGCCTGCTTGTTGCGTTCCTCGTTTAGTTTTTTCTGAGCCGAAAACAACGTGCCGATCTGCTCCGACAAATCAGCCACCGATTGCACGTCATTTACTCGTGCCTTGATGAACGCTATCGCATTAGACGCGGCAGATACCGCCATCAGGGCTGTGCTTATTGGCTCCATTATGACAGCATTCCTTTTCGCAGCGGCAGGCACTTGTAAGATTTAGCTAGATAGTCGCCGGGCAGTTCGCCAATGTCGTGTGCCATCTCATGCACTCGGTCAACGCAAGCCTCGTATGATTGCCACGGCCCACGAAAATCGTGTAGCTCAATGCAGTTCGTTGGGTTGCTGAGAGAGCAAGCTAATACAATTGCCTTAAACATTGCCTTGAATGCGCTTGACTATACGCCTAACCGTGTCTGTCTCCCAGATGCGTATTAGTATCCACACGCCGGTAAACAAAGCCACAACGTCCGGTACCATAGACATCCACGCAGCAAATGTGCCTGTGCCAGCCACAACATCCAGAATGACTTTGTTTTCCTCGTTCATCAGATAGCATCCTTATGCGTAAGGGCTGTCACCAAGTGTGGCAGTATCCCAAGCGGCTTTAAGTTCAGTGATGGTTGTTGCTGAAGCAATAGCTGCATTAGCTGGTGCATTACGCAGTGTTTCCTTCATCAGCACTGAAGCTGCCTTTGCATCTGCATTATCAGATTCAAGTGCCTTCATATAGGCAACATCTTCTTCCTCAAGCAGTGGCTTGCGAACCTCACGGATTTTATCCTTGAAGATTTCTTTTGCCTTAGTTAAGTCTTCGCTAATAACGCTGCCGGTCAATGACCAAGCACCACGAAAGTCACGGTTTGCTGGAACGGTAGCAGTTGAAGCGTCAATCTGATTACCGTCCTTGTCCACGATGTATGTTGTTACAGCCATTAGATTCTCCTATGCGGCTAATTCAAGTTCATCAGATATGCGCCAAGCGTTGCGCCATTCTCTTGTTTGCGGTAACTGTCCCTTGCGGCATATTACCATAGTCGGGCGGTTGCCCTCATCCCAATTCTGCCAGACGCTTTGTGGGCAGTCCTTGAGAATTAAGTATTCGATTGCTTGCTCTTCAGTCATAGCCTCAATAGGCTGTGTCTCGTGCAGAAGATAGCCGCGAGTATGCTTCTTGAAGTCGGGTTGTGCTTCATCTTTAGCCAGTTCGTGGTAAACCCACACAGGTGGCAGGATACCGCCCTGCAAAGCACACGCCATCCAGTTCGGGTCAGGCACAAGTATCTTGGCGCACTCATCAACACTGTCCTCATAGACTACACGATAGTCTGACTGCACACCGTCTAGGTTTTCTTTTGCCCAGCATAGGCGGTCAAATAGGTGTGTGCCTTGAAATGATGGTGTCTGGGTCATCAGGCAAGGTCTCCCTTAACGTCTAACATCATAAAAGGATTATCTGTAGCTGAAGCCGAAAAATCAGGCACAGAGAAAATCTCAGATGATGACGTGGTTAATGGCGTGGTTACATTTTTCAGCACCAAGTTAAGGCCAGCCCCAGAACCTGTATATTTATTTCCACCAAGCAGACAATAGTTTGCATTAGCTAGTGAAGAAGAATAATTAACTGAATAAAGAGCCGTTCCGTCATCTGTTAAGCTACTTAGGTTCAGCGAATCCCTTGCCGCAACAGTTCCAGTTCCATTAAAATTAACCCAAGCCTTCGCACTACCATTCACAACGTACTGCGTATCAAGTGACCCAGCGGTGCTGTGTTCGATTTCGTCTGCTATAATTTTTCCAGCCATTAGTTAGCCTCCAGTGCCGTAATGCGGGCTTCTAATTCTAAAATGGTCTTACAAAGCAATGGTACGAGTTTAGACTGGTCTATCCCCTGATACACAGGGTTGCCATCCTTATCTACTGCATCCTTAGTGCCAACAATAGCTTCTGGCACGATGTCCTGAACCTCGTGTGCAAGAAAACCATCGACTGTGGTATCTGCGTCAGCAATAAAGTTAAACCGTACAGGGTTGAGTTGCTTGAGGCGTGTGGTTGCATCCCAAGTTGCGGTTACGTTTTCTTTTAGGCGGTAGTCTGATGAGGTGTAATATGTGGTTGAGGTTGTTGTGACGTAGATTGACCCGACTTCAGTGCCGCTATTATTGCGAAACTGCATATGATTTTGTGCGGTAGTGCTAAAACTGTGTGTCTCAATAATACTGCTTGTGTCGGGCGGCACGATTTCTAAGGTGGATGAAATGCTGGTTGTGCCGATGCCAACTTTGCCGCTGGTGATGCGCATTGCTTCGCTATTCGCAGTTTTAATTGCGACAACATCATTTGTTGACAGGTCAATGCCGCTATCATTGTCACCGCTTTGATTGACCAAGCTGTCTGTTCTTACTTCAGACATATGCGCCTCCAAAAGTTACTGTGATGTCGCCAGCGGAGGTCTTGCCTGTGAGGGTATCTACTTTGATTTCGCTCATTATGCTAGGTCTCCACAAACTTGTATACTTCCTTTTTCAGAGACATCTCCCACTGTACCTGCGGATGTTATAAACCACGAAGTTCTATGAGATGATGATGTGTGATGGCTAGGGTCTGCTGACCCAGCAGCACGATTATAATGTGTTGCATTAACAGAGTAATTAGCGTCATTCATACTGTTGGCAAAAGCATAAGTTGCAACACCTTCGGACACATCTGTTGACGATGAGTAATTAAAGCTGCCTAAAAATGCGCCGCCGTGCGTAGTTTGAACCGCCCACGCCTTCGCCGCACTCTGCTTGGTCAGCGTGACAGGACTGGTGCCATCACTTGCTGTTAGCGTATCTACTTTTAACTCTGACATATTACACCACCGTCCAAGTTTCGCCTGTGCCAACCGTTACAGTCACACCAGTTGATATTGTAATTGGCCCTGCCGACATAGCGTTTGTGTTGTCTGAAATTGTATAGTCAGCGTTTACGCTTTGTGCGTTCTGATAAATTGGCACATTGCCGTCAAGTGTCAAAGGCTCTCTAACATTGAGAGTGTTTAAGACAATATCCCCGCCAATATACTTCATCAGGTTATCTCCATAATACTCAATGTCGCATCAATCTTAGCAGATGTGCCGCAATCAATCTTAACAACATCGCCAGTTTGCAAGATGTACTTGTTGCCAGCCATCAACTCCAGAGATGAGCCAGCTAATATAGGAACGTCTTTGAT